ACGGGACAAGAGCCTTGGCGCCGCCGACGCGTTCTATGCGCGGTTTCAGGAGTTCGGAACCGTAAAGATGACCGCCAACCCGTTCTTCTATCCCGCGTGGCGCGCGAACAAGACGCGCGTCAAAGGCGCAATCACACGGGCTGTCAAGCGGGCGGTCCGGAAGGCCTGATGATGAAAGCGGTCTTTCACAAGCGGATCGGGGTCTGCATCGGCGGCCTGAGCTGGGTGATCGATGCCAGGCCGGAGCCACAGACGTTGCCGCGCGCGGTGATCGAAGTCGCTGTTGCCAAGGGTGCCGCCAGCATCGTTCCGCCGCGGCGGAGAAGTCCGAAGTCACGTCAACCGGGCCCATGGCCCACTTCACAAGGAGCATGGCCATGACTGCCACCACCGCGCGCTTTCACGAGATGGCGCTGCATCTTGAGACTGCCACGCCGGGCACCTATGCGGCGGTCTGCGGCCTGATCGGCTGCGAATTCACCTTTACCTCGGAAACCGCCGACGCGCAGATTCCGAACTGCACGAACGAAGCGCTTCCGCACGAGATTGTGCGCGAGGTGATTTCGACGGACTGGTCGTGTTCGGCTACCGGTGTCTGGGCGCGGGAGTCGCATGAGCGGCTTCTGCAGTGGGCGCTGACCGGCGCAATCGTGAACGTCCGGTTCATCTATACCGCGGCAGCTGTCGGGGATGTGGAATTCATCACCGGGCCCGCGATCCTTACGTCGCTGACCCATTCGCGTGAGAAAGGGCAGCGCGTTTCGGCCCAGTTGCAAATCGTGAAAGCCGGGGCTGTGACCACGACGGATCAGGCCTGATGGCAATGATCTACTGGGTCGGGGGCGAGCATCCGTTCGCCCTTGACATCGGCGGATTGCGTGCCCTGCAAACGGCCTGCGACGCTGGCCCGCAGCAGATCCTGAACCGGATCGCCACGGGCGCGTGGCGGGTGGACGATCTTTACCAGACGATCCGGCTGGGCCTGATCGGCGGCGGCATGGCTGTACCTGAAGCCGGCAGGGTCACGGAGACGGCCTTCAAATCGCATCCGATGATGCAATTCCGCCCGACGGCGCAGGCGGTTCTTGTCGCGGCGCTGATCGGTGATCCCGATGACTCGCTGGGGGAGGAAACGGGGGCGCCGCCCCCCCCGGAAAATGGCGGTTCAGCGATATCTACGGAACCGGAGCCGTCCTAGGGTTTTCACCTGTGGATGTGGACCGGATGACGATGTGGCAGTTCGCGGCGGCAGTCGCGGGCTGGAAGCGCGCGAATGGCCAAGGCGCGCCGGGCGGCGGGGAGATCAGCGATGATCGCCTGCGAGAGATGGGGATCGAGGGTTTCTGATGGCGGCTGCGAAACTTGACGAAGCTCTGCTGATCGAGCTGGGCATTTCGGATGACCGCTTGAACCGGGAACTGGCGCGCGCCTACGCCAAGGCCATCCGCGACAACCGCAAGCTCGAAGCAGAATTGAACCGCGTGACGAATGGGGCGGTCACACGCATGAGTAACGGCTTTGAGCGCATGGGCACGGATGCGCAGCGATCAATGCGTCAAGCGGCCAGCGGGGTCGCCGGTCTTGGCGCAGCGATGAACATGGCGCGGCCTCAGATACAGAACGCGGCATTCCAGATCGGAGACTTTGCAACCCAAGTCGCGGGCGGCACGCGCGCCTCGACCGCCCTGGCGCAACAATTGCCGCAGCTTCTGGGAGGTTTCGGCGCTATTGGCGCGGTGCTGGGCGCAGGTGCAGCTGTCGCGATCCCTTTGTTTGTGTCGACGCTGGGGCAAGCCGCCGATCAAGTAGAGGACACTGACAAGGCGCTGGACGAGTTCATCAAATCGCTTGGCGAGTATCGGGAATTTCTCGCGCTGGCCGGGGCAAGCACGCTTGAATTGGAAGAGACCTTCGGCAGCTTTGCCCAGGAAATGCGCGGCTTCGCAGACTACATGACCGGGGTGCAGTTGGGCCAGACGATGGCTGATTTCGTGGCGGTGATGGACCCGCTGATGGTCAAGCTGGACGAGTTCCGAGAGAAGAACCGGCAGCTGGCCGACTCGATTGCATATCTGAACGAGATCCAAGGTCAAACGCCAGTCGACCCCGCCGCCGTGCAGCAAGCGCGCGATGCGATGCTTTCGTTTCAAGAATCAGTCATCGCCACAGCCCGGGAGATCGGTATCCTGCCGACGGAGGCTCTCAAGCTTTCGCAGGCGCTTGACACCCTTGCGTCGGCCAACGGGATTGTCGAGATGCGCGACCGTGCCGCCGAGGCACTAGCGATGATCCAGCAGTGGTATCCGGCAGGACAAGAGCTGTCGCCGTTGATGCGTAGTCTTGTCGGCCAACTGGAGCAGATCGCCGGCGAAGCGGCCAAGACAACTGCGCAGATGGAAGGAATGCACGGCAACCTTGAGCTTGCCGCGGGCGCCATGAATGCGCTGACCGCCGCGCTGGCCAGTGCGCAGGGGCCGGCCGCTGTCCTGCTGGGTCAGATGCAATCGGTGGCGCAGTCGGCATGGGATGCCGCCTACAACATGGCACTTGCCGCCAACCGGCAGAGGATGATCGACAGCGCGACTGCGACAGGCGGCGGGCGTGGTGGCGATCCGCGCACGATGGGCGGCAGTCTTTATGACTGGGCAAATCGGGATGCGATCGTCTGGATGGAACATCGGGCACCCATGAGCGGCGGGGGTGGTCGAGGAGGCGGCGGCGGTGGCGGCGGCGGTGGCGGTGGCGGTGGCGGCGGCTCAGCCGCGGCGCAGCAGCCCGAGTGGTGGGACGAGCTTGTAGAGAAGGTCCGGGAGGGCGAGCAGGCGTTTGCGGATTACAGGGCAGAGGTCGAGCGCGGAGCGGATGCGCTGCAGGATTTCTTCACCAGCATCCTTGGCGGGTCGAAAAGCGCCAAGGAGGCGCTGGCGGACCTGTTGCGGCAACTGGCCGAGGCCCAGCTTCGCAAGGGTCTACTCGGTCTTGGGGAAAGTGGCGGCTGGTTGGGGCAGGCGTTTTCGAGCCTGGGGCAGGCGCTTTCGTTCGATGGCGGCGGATATACCGGCGCGGGTGCGCGGTCGGGTGGCATTGACGGGCGCGGCGGTTTTCCGGCGATCCTGCACCCCAACGAGACGGTCATCGACCATAATCGCGGCCAGAGCGCTGGCGGCGGGCAGATATCTGTTGTCGTGCGGATGGAGGGCGGAAACCTTGTCCCTGTGATCGAAAGCGTGAGTGGCAGCGTCACGGCGCGCGCGATGCAAGCCTATGACAGGCAATTGCCGCTGCGCGTCCGCCAGATCGGTGGCGACCGGAGGGCCATCTGATGCCGCTGACCTTTCCGCTGGACCTGAACGAGTTCTTCGCCGGCTTCTGTCCGATCAGCACGACGTTCGACCTTGGCGAGGCTGTGCTGTTGAACCAGACGGGCGGCGGCGAAATCATCAGGTCGGATTATGGGACTCGCCTATGGACGGGGCGCGTGAATCTTGCGCCTGTGCGGCCAGTCGAGATCGAGGCTATCCGGGCGATCATCCGACCGCTGCAAGACAGTCGCGGGTCGTTCCTGATCTTCCCGCGTCACAAGCAGGGGCCTGCGTCCCTGGGGCCGGCAAGCACGGTCGACGTCACGGCGCAGATCAACAGCCTGCCATCCAATACGCGTACGATCACGCTTAAGCTGCTGGCCCCGGGTTTTGTGATAACCGCGGGTGATTTTCTGTCCTTCACCTATCTGAGCGGCCCGACACGATATGCGTTTCACCAGGCTGCCGAGAGCATCGTGGCGAATTCGTCCGGGGTGACGGGGGCGTTCGAGGTCATGCCCCCCATTCGGCCGGGCGCGGCTGTCAATGCCGTTGTCCGGCTTTACCGGCCGCGGCTGAAGGCGGTCATGGTCCCGGGCTCGCTTACGATCAGCACCCTGCCTCGCCGCGGCTTTGCCGACGGCGCCAGTTTCGAATGGCAGCAGACCCTGCGATGAGCTGGTCGGTCAACGCGCAGAACCATCTGCTGGCGCGCGGAGCGGTGAGCCCGCGCTGGCTGTTGTGGGTCAACGCCAAGGCGCCCGGCACGCTGGCCGCGGCGCCTGTCGGGCTTTGGAGCGGCGCAGACGATCTGACCTTTACCATCGGCGGCGAGGAGCGGGTCTATAATGGCGCGCTGTCGCAGTTCGACGTGGATCCCATCGTCTTTGGCACGGGGATGGATGTGCGGACCCAGCGCGTGACGCTGGCCGCCAACGCGCCGGAGACGGCCGACCTGGTGCGGGGCTATGTGATCAGGCTGGCCGAGGCCGAGCTTCATCTGGCGCTGTTCGACCCGCTGACCGAAACGGTGATCGATGTGCAGCCGATGTTCCGGGGGTTCATCAACCGGGCGCCACTGTCGACGCCCGTCACGGGCGGCGGGGATGTCGTCACGATCGAGATCGTGAGCCGCATGCGCGTGCTGGTTCTGCCGGGGCCGGTGCTGCGCAAGACGAACGAGGCACGTCGGGCCTTCGACCCGAATGACGGTTTTCGCAAGTACGGCTCGATCGCGGGTGAAATCCTGACCGAGTGGGTCCAAAAGAAATGACGGCGTCGATCGAGGGTCTGACCGGGAACTCGCCCGGGCGGAAGCTGCCGGGGTGGCAGGCGCGGCTGACCGAGTTTCTGCGGGCCAATTACCGCCGGCCGTTCGAGCCGGGCCGGTGGGATTGCGCGATCTGGGCGGCCGGGGCCGTGCAGGCCATGACCGGCGAGGATCATCTGCGGGGATTGCGCGGGTATCGCAGCATTGCCGAGGGGCTGCGACGGCTGCAGGCGAGAGGGTATGACGATCATGTGGCCTATGTCGCGGCGTTTCTGCCGGAGATACTGCCCTCGTTTGCGCAGGCGGGGGATATTGCGGTTCTTGACGGCGCAAGCCTCGGGATTGTCCAGGGCGAGCATGTGTACTGCTTCGGCACCAACGGGTTCGGCGTTGTGCCGATGACGGCGGCAGGGCGGGCCTTTCGGGTATGAGGGCCCTTG